AGCAGCAGTTGCTGTAAATATTAAATCCTTTTTTCTTCCAAGTAATCTTGTGCTTTTTATATATGATGATACTATAAAGCTATAACTTGAAACTGCATCTGTTTCAATAAAGTAAGTGTATGTACCATCGCCTATATCTAACCAGTCTTTTTCTTTTAAACTTGTGTTTTGTCCTAATTCAGTTGCACCAGTTAAACCGTTAAACCTTTGGAACTGTTGACCATCTTTTTTTATTATTAAACTATAGGGATCAGAACCATTAGGTGTTACCCTAACATTCATTCTTCTTTCTATTTTATCTACAGGTATATTATCAAAAACCCTTGTCTTTTTAATTTCATCCATAGATGAAGTAAAACTTGCGTTCTTAAATCCTGTAAATATGTTGTCCTCATTTTTAGTTACTGTAAAACCAGTTGCTTGATGTTGCGCATCTTGGTCTTGAAATAGTTCGCCTTCTTTATTGTGTAACCACATATACAAACCATAAAAAGCAGTATTTGTTTCATTAAAAAAGTCAGTACTAAAAGTAATGTTGTATTGTATTTCTATTGCCTTAATTATTGCATATAACCTAATAGCAGGTTTTAATTCTTTAAAAGGCACTCCATAATCTGTACTTGTTCCTGCTGATGTATTTATGTTTTTAATAGTATCAGTATTAACAACTGCTGAATTACTATCAAATATTAATCTTGCGGTATGTGTAATTAACGGTATTATAACTGCATCTGTTATTGTACCTGCTGGTGAAACAACATCTAAACCATTAGCCATATAAGCAGCTATGTTTGTATCGTTATAACTAAAACTATATTTGTTTAATTGATCTAATGCACTTAATTTATCTTCACCTAATAAATCTTTAAGGTTTATTGTGTTACCAAAGAATGTGAGTTTGTATGTATGTGGTTCATTGTTTTTAAGTTGTACACCTTCAAGTTTTATTTTACCTTTTTTAAATAACTTATAATTTAAATGTAATTCAGAACTTGTTTTTTTTCGTGCATCAAATCCTAATATATTAAAATTGTAAAAATGCTTAAATATTTTATTGTTGTTTTTTGAAGCTGGTACATTAAAGGTTTGTGTAAAAGGTACAAACACTTTTTGTATATCTTTTATGTCTTGTATTGATTGTGTTAATACAATGCTCTCATCCTTAAACAGTTCAACCTGTTGACCATCAAAATATATTTGTAGTTGTAGCATTATCTAACATTATTAATTCTATCAAACGCAAAATCAAACTCTACTGTATAATTTATAAGCTTGTCATTTAAAGATGTTTTGTATTGTAATGATTTAGATTTAGGTATTACTGCAAGTGTTTTGTTTTCGTATCTTATATAAACGTTTTCACTATAAAATAGTTCTTCTATTGTTTGGTTCATATTTTCTTTTATAAAACCAGTATTCATTGTTAAAGAAGTTTGAGCGTTTACATTTATTCTACCTCTTTGGTTTTCGTAGGTGTTATATGTAGATGATGTATTTGTTATTATATTCTTTTTAAATAACTCATCTGTTACATTTGTTACTTCGCTTGTTTTCTTAAAAAAATATAAGTCTTCAAACGCACCAAACTTATTGACAAAAGTAATTTTAAAAGGTGTGTACTTTGGTTCACAAATATTTGACACCGTTATAGTTTTTCTAACCGTGCTATCATCTGTATCAAAAACTTGAATAGTTGAAGTATTAGCTGGTATTGTAATGTATTGTATTTTTTGGTTTGTGTTTCCGTTATCTGTTATTTGTGTTGTAGTAGAATCAATTATTACTTTACCTACACCTTCTGCAAATATTGGAAACTTACCTGCTGTACTTTCAGGTAAATATATATTAGTAGCACTCATTAAAGTGTGTCTATCTAATTCAGGGTTTGCACCTTCTTCAAAATACCCATACCCATCTACAGCAACATAGGTTGATACAATAGGGTTTGTTTCAAAAGGCTCATCACTATCATCAAAAGAATTTACAACCGCCCTAACATATCTTGCAATAGAAGTATAATCGTTATTATAACTTATAGCTATATAATCCCTTACAAGTTCAGCAATTTCTAAAGTAATATTAGTATTGCCTGTTACTCTGCTTTTTTGAATACTATATTGTGGGTTTGTTGGTTGATCTGTTACTAAACCATCCCATATATATAAATCTACATCTACTCTTTTTAATCCCATAATTTTAAACTAAAACTCCTGCACCGCCCCCTGTTGTATTACAAGAAACGATTGCTAATTCTTGAACTATTCCTGAATTATCTATATTAATTACATAATAACTTCCTGCACCTGCTCCAAACGCACTTGATGCTGATGAAGTAAATACACCGTAATATAAATTACCACCATCAAAAGGTACACCGCCTTGACACACTTGGCTATTAAGTAATGCATTTAAACTTGCTGCTGTTGAGGTTATTGCCTTGTTAGCACCATACGCTGCATTACAATGTCCTTCTTGTGTTGTTACACCTGAACTTCTATAAAATGTGTTTGCACCACAAACAGAAACTGTTGCTGGTTGTATTATTGTAACATCACAATTTATATCGCTCCCTGCATTTGCATATCCCGAAGGTATTGTAACAGGAAAGGTTACAGTTCTTGAAGTGTCTACATCAACTGTACTAAACTGCACACCACTTGCAGGTGTTTTAACAGTACCTAATGATGATGTTCCTGCATTTATTGAACCATTTCTTGCTATTGATTGACCTGTGAGGTTGGCTAATGAACAAGTAAACGTAGGTGGTGATGTACCTACTTGTGAAAACGTTGCACTACATTCTACGGTTGCTGCTGCATTAGAATAACCAGAAGGTACTGTAATATCAAAAAACAAAGTATGTGATATTGGACTTGCTGTATTGTTTGCTGCTACACTTGTTATTGCACCTCCACCAGAAGTTGCCATTATCTTTGTTATAGTTCCTAATGTTGTAGGGTTTGTTATTACACCTGCCTGACTAATACTTCCACCTTGTAAAGCTGGGTTTGTAGGTGATGTACAACTAAATGCACTTGTGCTATCTGTTACTGTAACCGCTATGCTTTGTGTTGCTTCACAAGTTGCTGGATAACTATTATCCCTACCAATACCATAAACCGTTGTTGATCCTGCAATTACATTAGGTGCTAATGTTAACACACTTCCACTTAAAGCTGCTGTTACTAAATTAGGATTTAAATTAGAAAAAGCATAAGTAGTTTCACCTGTAAAGAATCCTGCTAAATCAATATCTACACTTGAACCACCTACACTTAAACTTTGACCACTTATTGAACCTGATGTTGTTACCGTTGTTGTACATACCGTAGGTTGTACTACTGAACTTGTTGTACCTGCTTGTGTTGCAGTTACAGGACATTCTAAAAATATATCACTTGTGTTTGCATAACCTACAGGTATAAGTAGTTTTACTTTTATTGTTCTTGATGTATCAGTACCTTCTGCTGGGAATTTGTTATTTGCAAAATCACCATCATCACTTGATATAGAATCTATCACACCAACAGCAGGACTTGGCAAAGTAATAATACCTTGATTATCTACTGCAAAACCTACTAACCCTGCAACCGTACAATCAAAGTCTGGTAATGGCGGACTTGGTTCTACAAGGTGTAAATAAAAAGGGCTTCTTACGTTTATCTTTGTACTCATCTTAATCTATCTTCTTTTAATGTAAATGCTAAAAAATCTTCTACATCTAAACCAAAACTTTCTATTAGTTCATCTGGTAATTTTTTAAATGCGTTTTCAAATGGTTTAGTAAAAAACAAACTTGGCTTAATACCTTTATTCCAAATTGATCTTGTTATTAAATAAGCTGTACTATTGTAAGACATAAACTTACCTGTTTTTTTATCTCTAAATTGAAACCTTTTTGCTTTTACCCATTTTTTAATACCACCACTTAATCCACCTTTCTTTCCTTTGCCTGAACCAAATTTTGCTAATGTTCCATATTTACCTATTTCAGAATAAGTTGAGGTTTTACCTTTAACACCTCTGTCTTGATAATAACCATATTCTTCCATTTCAAATGACACACTAATAGAATTAGGCATAGCTTTAACAACACCATCTAAACTTCTATAAAGGTCGTTAGAAACATTCTTTCCTTTCTTTGAAAGCATTGCTCTACTTTGATTTAAAACAACCTGCTTAAATATATCTAAAACCTTTTGTGTTTCTTTTAACTGCATATTGTCATATCGTTTTGTACTACTACATCAAATGTTGCTGCCCATCCTGCTAACTTGTTTTCAAACCTATCTACAAATGGTTCACAACTTACATCACCTTGTACTTGGTAAAGTTCTGTATATAGATCACCACGTTGTAAGATGTTTATTATTCTTGTTAGTAATCCTAATTGTGTATTTAGCACATCTTGTTCGTTATCGTTTCCTACAAATATATCAGTAGTTGCTTCTTTGCTAATATCTACAATGTCCATTGCAAGAATAGAAATGTTAAATGTTAATGTTTTAGTTCCTACTGTAGTGTTGTTTACTATAATATGTGATAATGGGAATATAGTTTGCTTGTTAAGGTCTACATCATCTAAACTACCAAATGTAACTGTATTAACAAATGGTTCTGCTGCAAGTGCTGTTTTTAATTGTTCTGTTACGTTGTAAAAACCTTTCATCGTTTTTTAATTAACTTCTTTTCTAATTCTACTTTATCTTTTTCAAATGCTAAATACATTAAACATTCGTGGACGTTAAGTTTGGTAACCTTGTCAAACTTGGTAGCATCTCCTTTAGCAATACCATAGACTGACTGATACCAGCCCCACTTTGATCCAAACGTTCCTTCTGATGAGTAGTCATGTTCTTGGGTAACTCCTTCTGTAAATAGTTCAGGATAGTTTGTATTAACTCGTTGCTTAAATGATAAAAAAAAACCATAGAACCAAATACAATATTTAAAGGCATGTACTTTAGTTTGTCATTCATTCCTTTGTATTCTTCTATGTTGTACTTTTTATCTTTCTTAAATTTAACTGGTCTATATAACACGCTCATTGCTTTGTGCATATTATCCCACTTACCCAAGTTCTCATCTAAATCAATAAACTCGCCTAATGACATATCATCTAGTACAGGTATAAATCCATACTCTACATTACCTAAAGTAAACGTAGGCGTTAAACTATGCTTCTGGTCAAATATCTTGTTGAGGTGTACAACTATTTCTTGTACTGATTTGTATTTTATGTTTGCAACATCCTTTAAGTTAAGGTTACAAAATATCTCTACCATCTTTTGGAGTAAGAATGTAGATTCTTTATTTTCTTCTGTATTTAACTTTTCAAATCTTTGATATTGATCTAAAGTTATTTCTTTAAGTGAATCAGGTACATTTATTTCTACTTTCATATAAGTACAATAACTAAAACTCTATTCTGTATAAAGAGAAAAGGTAACATTTCTGCTACCTAATCCCAAACCAAATCAAATGAAAAAAATTAAATGTAATTATTATATAATATTCTATATAGATCTTCTATAGCTTGTTCAAGTTCTTTACTATTTTGATCATATATTTTTTTGCCTTGTATATAATTATAGTCTATAGATGCTATAAGCTTTACAGCAGGTGGTTTTTTATGACTACCTCTACCTAATGGCTTTTGAATAACTTTAATATTGTTATCCCAACACTTGTCTAATATTTTATGATATTCTATATCCATCCTAGATCATATCTTAAATATAACAATAAATCTAATACACCATACATAGTCGTGATCCATGTAACATTAAATAATATACCTAATAATATGTTCTTTTTTGTAAATACTTGTTTTAATATTTCTAAATCTTTCATAATATAATTATTGGTTAATAAAAAAGGGGTATTGCTACCCCTTATTAATTTTAAATTATTTTGATTGTGATCCAATACTATTTATTAAATCTGTAGTACAATACATCGGTGTTACTCCATCGTCGCCTGCAAAATCTTCCATGCTATCATATATTAAACCTTTTTTAATTAAAGAGCTTAAAATTCCTTTTTGCTTATTAGTAATTCCTATTCCATCAAATTCAGAATAACCACTACCAATACCATCGATTTCACTTTCTATTATTTCTTGTAATAATTTATTTTCGTTTTTTGTAATCTTTTTTGTCATTTTATTTAATATTTATTTGTTTTGGTTAGTACAAATATACACATTTTTTTAATATATAAACAATTTATTAACTTTTTTAGTAAATATAGTATTCTCCTTTGTTTGGATTCTCTAATATAGAGCTAAGGATATATCTTGCTGCGTCAATACAGTGATCACCGCTTGTAGGGTTAGGTTTTTGTAATGTATTGCCTTGTTTATCTTGCATCCATATATAGCCATTTAGTTCTCTTATTAGGTTTTTACTTCGTTGAGTGACGTATATGACGTTTTGATTTATTAAGTTAATTCCATATACAATAGAATCTCTTCCTTTGCTTACAGGATATATAGGATGGCCGTAGCTTAACAATTCAGCTATAGACTTTGGTTCAGCACTATCTGCGTAGATTATATCATTAACTTGATTGTTTTTTAAGAATTGGCTTATATCGCTATTTAGCATTCCTTTCTTGCATAAAACCTCATCAAATATATATGAGTTATTATACTTATACAAAGCTACAAGAGTACTAGGGTCTACACTATATCCAAAGTCCATGCCATAACCTAATAATCTTGTTTCATCTGGTACTGATGGTATCTCTTTCCAGTCTGATATACACACACCTTCAAGAGATCCAGTCTCTCCTAAGCCATATACTTTCCACCAATTTGACCAGTAAGTTGAGGTCTTTGCTTTCTCTTTAGCTTTTTCTATCTCATCTACTATAGACTTAGGTAGTACATTATTATCTTTATAAGTTAATGTAACGTAGTCTACTTTTGGCTGTCCTAGTACTTCTTTGTCTACCCAAAACAAACTAGACGGGTTATAGTCTAACCATACACTACCTGATGTTCTTACTACTAATTGGTTGTATGCATCAAATGGTACATTGTTACATTCGTTAATATATAAGTCTGTTCTTCTTGCTCCTCTTAATTTGTCTGGCTGATCGGTACTAAAAAACTCAATATAGCTACCGTTTGTAAATATATATTTTAAAGTACTCTTATTAAACTGATTTTCTTTATACCTATTTAAACCATTCAATATAGACAGAAAGTCCTTTAGAGCGCCTCTGCGTAAGTGTGGGACCGACTCTGATACTATACTTATCTCTCTACCTTCGTTCTTTATGGCATAATCTATTAAAATAAGTATAATACATATTGTCTTACCAGCAGATGTACCTCCTCTTACAACCTTAATACGGTTCTCAAGTGCTCGTAATTTTAATAAAGCTTCGGTTTTTTTAACCTTCATACTAATCTACAAACAACGGGACATCCTCGTTGATTGTAATGTCTTTAGTCTCTCTAGGTTTACCAGCATAATAGTTATAGAATAGCTGTACATACTTAAACTCTGCACTTTCTAATCCTTTTTTTAATGCTTCAAAAGCCATAGGTTCTAATGGTGTAAGCTTCTCAATAAGCTCTACCTCATCAGCTTTAGACTTACGTCCTGCATTCTTATGACCTCCATTGTTTTTTCTACCATCCATAATTAAAAAACATTATTAATAATTATATAATAGCAAATAAAGCTAACTGTTAAGTAGTAGCTGTCTTTTCTCGGATCTTTCTTTTCTAAGTTCTACAAGAGTAGTTGCATATTTATTTCTATAATAGACTCCAGGGTTTCGATCTCTTTCTCTTGTGCTATTAGCTTTTCTTATTATATTATCTATTTTTGTAAATATTTTATAATACTCATTAGCATCTTTGTAAAAACTAATTTGTTCATCAAATACTTTAACACCGTGTAGTACTGTAGCGTGATCTCGTCTTACTGTTTTTCCTATTGTGCTTAATGATTCTCTTGTATGTTCTTTACATAGCTTATAGTATATAGATCTAGCATATACAACTTCTCGTTTTCTATTTTTAATTCTTAAATTTATATTAGTATTGTTTTCAACTAATTCTTTAATCTTTTGTATTTTCATTTTTTAATATGTTTTTTATATCTCTTAATGTTAAATATTCACTTTCCTTTATAGCTTTATGTATACCTGCACAAGCTTCGTATGCTTCTAGTTTTTCATATACCTCAATAGCTTTTTCTAATTCGTTTACTGTCGAACCATCTGCTAAATCAACTAAAGCTAATAAGTAGTATTCTTTTATTGTATTATTCAAGTGTACCAGTTACCACATATTCATTTATCTCTTCTGTTCTATCAATAAAGTAATTTTGAAATACTTTTAAACCATATTCAACTTTATCTTTACCAGAATTATAAAAACTTTCTTTTACATCATATATTCCTAAATCTCCTGATCCTTTATCAATAACAAAGAATTTAAAATCTTTATAATCTACTTTAAATAAATTACAATATATATATACTTGAACATCATAACCAAACTTTTTAGCAGCCCATTTAAATCCTTTAATATCACTAGTAGTTTTTAAGTCTGCTATATAATCAAATCCTAATACATCTGCTTTAGCTCTAAAAGGAAATCCGTTTAATATATCAAAACCAGGTACTTCAAACTTTGCTCCTCTTGTTAGTTGTTGCCATACATCATTTTGTAATAAAGCATCTGCCGTATACATAGCTTTATCATATTCTTTACGAGTAAAAACAAATTGTGCGCTTCCTACTTCAGATACTTTATCTTTAAACTTTTTAGTTACTGCTGATTGCACCTCAACAACATGGCATAAAGTATCTAACTTTTCTGGTTCTAATGCTGCTAGGTGAATTAGTCTCCCTATTTTAAATGCTCCTGTATCTGATTTAAAGTTTAATGACCTTTGATAGCTCTTAGGTGAATCTATTAGTTGTTTTATAGCTGAGCTACTTAAAGCATATTTACCTAACTCTCCGTAATAAAAGCTATCACTATACATCTTTTTAATTAGCTCATCCTTGTCCCATACTTTACCATTTAGTAGTTCTATCTTTTCCATTCTTTCTTTGCTTTTTACGTGTACTGATTTCATTTCATCTGGCGATATATAACATGTATCAGATCCTAAGTTCATAGTAGGGTTTATACTATACCTTAAAGCTTCTAACTCTTGTTGTGATTCAAACTTATAACTTTTATCAGATATTTTTATATTAATACCACCATGCTTAATTGCCCAATCTAAAAAATTTAACTTAGTTGTTCTAAATGTGATATTTTTCCAATTAGGATGTTTTACTACGTCTTTCATTATTTATCTTTTATAAATGTTCCATTTTCCATTTTACCCTTACGGTTTTTTATTTCATGATAAGCTGATTCTATACAAGTTTCAATGCTTAGATTACATAATCTAGCTAAGTTTGTTAATACAACTACCATATCTCCTATAGCATCTTCTATTTCAATCTTATCTTTATTAAGAATTGCTTGTGATAATTCTCCAGCCTCTTCTATTAATTTAAGGTATTGTGTCTTAGGATCTCCTTTTTCATATATACCTCTTTCATCAGCCCATTGTCTAATAGGCTCAAACTCATTATTTAATCTCATGTTTTTTTATTTAAAAAATTATTATATAAATGTAAATTTGTAGCATAATGATAATATGTACCGATAGGTATATTAATATCTTTACTAACAAGTTCTTGTAATTTACTAAAACAATACTGGTCATTACAAAAACCAAACCATAAATCATTACTTCTCATTAAAACAGACATATGTAATTTATCTTTTATTACATTAAAAGTAACTGCATAAGTACAAGGTGTATCGCTACTATATTTGTCTATTTGTTTTCCGTCATAGATAGAAATGGTTGCTTGTCTGGTTTCTTTATTAGTATGTAATTTATCTATTACTCTATCTAATTGAGAGTTCTGCAACCATTGCCATCCGTAGTTAGAATTTACTTCATTATTATCATCAGCCATTTGTTTCCATATTTCAGGAACTCTACCATAAATATCTCCTAACTTATTTATATTTCTATCTCCAGATAAATACCATTGCCATTCCGACTCAGCATATTCTTTATTTAGTTTTCTAAAT